ACAAAGTGCCCAAGTATTCTTGTTTGTATTGTGTTTGTGAACGTACACCAACTTGTTCTACCAACACAGCAGCGTCTTTATGACCTACCAATACTACACGACCCAAGTTAGTACCAGAACCGTTAGTGGCAGAGTTCAAGAAGTCGCAGTTGCTAGAAACAAATACAGGGATACCGTACAAGTTACCAATTTCACCATTGCGGATTGTGTTGTTACTACCAGCTTCGCCAACGAAGGCTTGTTCTGTGTAACGGTCAATACCCATCAATGTGTTACGAGCTGATGGAGGAACGATAATGAAACGACCATCCATTGGAACATCGTTGTCATCCAAGCGTTGGATTGTACGACGGATAGCAGCATCAGTCAATGCAGAAGCATTACCAGCATTAGTATTTGCTGTGTAATCAAATGCAGTTGTACCGTCACCACCGATGTAAGCAGAACCGTAACGAGCACCAGTAGAGCCACCGTTGAATGTACGACCTAATTGAATCAAAGATGTATCAACTTGTTTAGCCAAAGCATAACCAGCGTCATCTGTGTAGAAACGACGTAGTGAGCTCAATGCTTGAACTTCAGTGATGTCTTCAATCAAACGTGAATATTCATAGTGTTTGTCGATTAATACTGTTTTTTCTGTTTCACTAGCAGCGATTAAGTTTACTTGTGTTTCAGCAACTTTTAAAGAAGCACTACCACGAGTAGGAGAAGGGATATGAACTGTATCACCTTTCTTACCAGTGAAAGACATCTTTTTGAACAAGTTAGCTGCAACAAGGTTCTTTTTATACGCAGCAACAATCTCGTCACTCCAAATTTCTGGAATAAAGGTTGCTGCTGTACTATTGGTTACATGAGAAGTGCCTAAAGCCATGATATAAATCCTTTTCTAAAATGTTATATTACACGACCCTCTTCGTATGCTTTCATAATTTCTTGTGAAAGTGCATCATAACGGTCTGGGTCAGTTTGCATAAGTTTAATAATATCGCTTCGACGATATTTCTTTTTAGGAACAGACTCAGTGGCGTTTGTTGTTGCTACATCTGCAGCTTTAAGTTGCTTTTCACGGTCAACCTTAGAAGTTTCTGTAGCTTTCTTGCTGATTTCTTGTTTCTCTTTCCAAGTAGATAACAGTTCATTCGCAGCATCAAAGTCAAAGTCATTTTCTGCACGAACAAATAATTCTGTTCTAACTCTCGAAGATTTAATCCATTCAACAAAGTTAGCGTCTTGAACAATCTCACCTACATTTGGATGTTCCGCCTGTAGCTTGTTAAGTGTTTCCACTCGTTTCAACTCTCTAGCAGCAAGCTTAGCTTGTTGGATAGAAGGGTGATTGTCAATCGCCTTATTTATTGATGTCTTAGGGTCAACAAAGAAATCTTCTTCACTGATTTCTGGTTCTATGTTTGTCTTTAAGTCTTTTGATGTTTGGGCTTTAATAAAGTCATCTACCACTCGACGAAGCTCGCCTACTTCAGACCCTTGCTTACCAATTAACTTTTCAGCCTCTTGGTGCATAGCAACAATGTCTTTAACAGACTTGCCTTTATACTTCTCAGGTAAATCATCTTCTGGGTTAGGTTCTGGTTTAACGTCAGCAGGTTGGGCAGTGTCTACTACCTCTGCATCATCAAAAGAATCGCCCTCGATTGTACTTTCTAAAACCTCATCTATTACTTTTGCCATATTATGTCTCCCGTGCTTAATAGCATTATAGGAAAGAAATTAAACTTGTGGCAGGTCTAATCTCTTTTTTTGCCGCCCATTGTTTTGTGCATTCTTTCCCATTTGGCAGCAGCTCCGGGAAATGCACCTGTAATCCCTTCTAACTGTATTCTAGGTGCAGAAATTATTTTATCTGCTAGATTACCGCAAGTAGGGCATGAAGTGGATGTACAATATTCCGTATACTTGTCAAAATGCGAGTGGCACGTTGTACATTGGAAATCATATATCCGTTTCATTCTGTAACTCCTCATAAGTTTGCTCTGAAACCTCTTTTAGGTTCAGAATCCATTGGAGTATGTCTAGTTGACCTTTACGGAAGTAAAAATCATCTGGACTTCCTATCGAATTAACTTTGTCATAACTGTCAAAGAGCGTTTGAACGTCCTCTATAAAGTCATGCCAACCTTGTGTTGACATTGTAGAAAAACGGTCTTCATAATATTTTTGTAAATCTGCGTCCACTGTATTGCCCCTTTCAGGATATTGTGGTATAATTTAATTCTATGTAAACATTATAACATAGATTACTGATTTTGTCAAGTATTTTGCATTTGTTTGTTGACAATTTCTCTATTTTGAGCTATGTCTTGCTTTTTAACATTGATGGTTTCTTCTTTTAACATCAAATTAGCAATTTCAACACGCTGTTTAAAGGCTTTATCGTCAGGAGACTCACTTAAATTAGTGCTTAAAGCACCTACAATTTTAGCTTTTGTCTCTTCTGGAGCTAAATTAGCCTCAACCAATGCTTTTTGAGCCCTAGCTTGTTTCTCTGCGGCAGAAGCATTAAGGTCTGCAATCTGTGCTTTAGCTGTTTCCATCTGAGCAACTTGAGCCATTTGAGCCATTTGCTGTTGTTGTGGGTCTGGTTGCATAGCATCAGCCATTTGTTGCAATAATTGCTGACGATTTGGTAAACTACTGTTCTCAATAACACCAGCCAACAAGATTGGAGTGATTGGTGTGTCTGCACCCAGTGTTTTTAGCAAGTTAATGAGTTGTAATTGCTCAACTTCACGCGCTAACATACCCAAAGAACCAGTAGGAAGGAATGTATAATCTTTAACTGGGAAGTTTTCTGGGTCAAACTGCATATAACGGTAGGCAACCTTCTCAATAAATGGAATTAAAAAGTTTTCTTGGAAGTTTACCAGTGTACGTTTGTTCTTTTTGATGATTCCAGAGAGGGTTAAGCCTATTTCACCACCGGCTGCACTGCCTGTTTGCATCAAAGAAGTGTCCATTGTACCTGTAGCTTGAGCTAACATCTGCTCAAAACGAGCTGCAGTTTCAATATTTGAGGCATCTGTCTGTCCAAACTTGAATGGCATCAAGATTTCTTGTGGATTACCATTAGTTAGGATGGTTTTACCCGGTCTAACTTCAAATTTAGAGCCTCGAGGCAAGCGTGTAGCGTCCATAGCCATCATAGGGACGGCAGTTAAGGCTAATCCATCCATGTAACTACGCAACTGGGCATCAATCATCTTCTGCATATTGTAGCCTTTTTCAGCTACACCACGTCCCCAGAAGCGATTTGGCACTGTGTCATCCTGATAAGCTACTACAGGACGGTCTTTCATCATGTATGGAGACTTTTCAGCCTTCAATAGCTTGTCATTGCCTATAACTACAATGGCTTCTACCAAATCACCATATTCTTCAAGTAGTTCAGATTGTTCTTCTTCTCCGTCAAATAAAGATACAACTTCGTCTTCACCATCTTCTAACAAATATTTAGGTACTAAGCCATAGTAACGAACAACACGAATCTTATCGTCATTGTATTCTTGGTCTACCCATGAGGCTTCTAAGTTTTCGTTAGGGGTTGCATCATCTTCTAAATCAGAAGGGTCTAAATAAACACCTTCTTTAATCTTCTGAGCAATGATGTGGGCTGGGACAAACTCTTCAATAGCACATCCCATTGCTTCCTCAATAGAAGTGGCATTGGGGTCAATAATGAAGTTTTGAGGATTGATTGGTTTAAGGGTTACAGCTACTTTCTCAACTTCTTCTACACCAACTGCCATCATACCCATCTCAGGCATAGGCTGTGTAGCTGGGCGCATTACAGTGGTTTTCTTAGTGATAATTTCACCAATACCAGTGCCGTAAATACCAGCTAGAAGGATGATGTCGCCAACTGCTTTACGAATCTTGTTCTTTTTAAACTCTTGTGTGATGTATGTTTTAGCAAACTCAATGTCTTGCTTCTCTTGGTCTTGGAAGTCATCATAAATGTCAAATAGGTGTTCACCCTGACCATATACTGCTTCTTCAATTTCAGCAGCTTTATTCTCAATGGCTTGTTGTAGGGCAGGGGAGGTAACTCGGCTACGTTCAGACATACGAGTGTTATCTTGTGCTGTCCATACACCCCTCCAAAGACGTTCATACTCTTTCCAAGATTCTAAATAGTTATCATCACGGTGAGTTCGCCACTCTGTAACATACTCATTTACCCAATCAACTAATTTGTTTTGCATAGTTCCCTCTTAATATCCTGATACTGCGTCTAATGGTTCGTACTCTTCTTCTTCGTAGTCTTGGAAATATTCCACAACTTGAATTTGGTCAATGTAAGCTAAGGCATCAACCAAGTCATCGTGCATCATTGAGTTAGGGAAGTTTACAAGTTGGTCTATAAACTCGTTATTCCATTCCCCTTCATTTAGCACTACCTTCCTGTGCTCGAACCGTCCTTGTAATGCCCAGACGATACGGTCTGTTTTCTTTTGGTTGCCATGCGTAACGTCATCAATGCGGAAATACTGGTTATACTTACGCATAAGGTCCATGAGATAAGGTAGAGCAGCATTTTTTAAACTCCCTTTTTCGATGCCAACAGCAACAGGTTCATAATTAACAACAGCCTTCATGATTTGGTTACAAGTTTCCTTGATGTCCCATCTACCATGCAGGATGTCAGCTACCCACCAACCACCTTCATGCACTTTAACAACAGCAATGGCTGTCTCGTCTAGTTTCTTGTTCTTATTGCCTGACTCTTTGTCTACATTAATAAAACCAGCAAGGTCAACAGCAATGAAATATCTACCATCATGGGGTTCGTCCTCGTCTATTAAAATCCACTCTTCTTTAAAGATGTCTCGACTAGCAGCTTCAAACGAAGCCATAAACTCTTGACGAAACGCAAAGCTTGACATAGACTTCTTTGCAGCTTCAATTTCAGACTCAGGTATAAGAGGATTATCGTAAGACGTATAATGAAAAGCAGCCCACTGTTCATCTTTATCCCCCTCAGCATATTTGAACATCTCATAGAAATGGTTTCTACCCTTTGGTGTTCCAATGAACACAGCACCACCTTGTACGTCTGCTAGAGCAGGTCTTAAAATTTGTTCCCAGACATTTGGTTTAATGTCAGCATATTCGTCGACTACCAAGAAAGCTAAACCCACACCACGCAGTGTGTCAGGTCTATCAGCCCCTTTTAAATAAATCTTTCTACCATTGACTAATGTCAACACAGAGGTATTCTCATGAGCAGTGGCTATAATCTCATGTCCAAGCTCTTTAAGTACACCCCACATAATGTCTTTTGCTTGTTGGTAGGTAGGTGCTACATAGAACACATCTTTGTTCTTACTCTTCAACGCTTCAATGAGGAGTAGCCAAGCAGCAAGACGGGATTTACCGAAACGTCGCCCAGCAGCAACTACTTTGAATCGATGATTGTCGTTAAATATCTCAAGCTGCTTTTCGTGCAGCTTTACTTTTAAATCAGCCATTAAGGATTAAATGAATTATAAAAAGGAGATAAACCTTGAGATTCCATTAAATCTCGCCATTCTTGTGCTTTTTTATACATAGCAGGAGTAATTATACCTTTAGCAACTAACTCTTGTTCATTGGCATCTAATGTAGGAACTACAGAAGGAAAACTACCTTTCTCATCATCTAATGAGTATTCAGTTACTTTAGACCCTTTCAATGGTCCTTTCCCTTCTAATGGTCCTAACCAACCAACATCTTTAGGGAGCATTTGCCCACCATATCCATTTTTTGTAGGGTATGCTCTAACACCATAAGGGTTTGGGTAGTCTTTGTAAGACAGTCCTCCTTTAGCAGGAATTATGGCAAACGGTGTAAAGTTATTTTCATTGTCCATCGTCTATCAACTCACCCTCTATTATCTCGTCTTCGTCTTGTTCACTAGAATGTATTACTGTCTCGCCTACGCCCATAATCTGAATGGAGATTTGATTGTTCTTCCCTTTAGCCTTAGCCAAATAGTCTTTTGGCAGCACTCTATCCATTACCAACTGTAGACAAGCCATTTGGTCTTTGTCCTCATCATCCAGAGCTTTATCTAACACTTTCTGAACAATGTACTTACTCTTTCTACCCAGCATTTCAGCCAGCACTTCTTGTGCTCTAGCCTTTTTGCTCTCAGGCAGGATGGCATTACTCTTACGCTTGGTTACTTTCTTGTTTAAACTCTTACCCGGCAGGATTGGTTCAAGCCCTTGTGCCATTCTCTCTTTGTTTAAACGAACTAAAGCTGGTCTCCCTGCCCCCGGTCTCCGACCGCCACGTTTTTCTTTCTGCGGAGCAGCGTCTTGAGCTGTGTCAACAGCGATTACTTCAATGTCAATGTTTTTATCCACAGTGGAAACATCTTTCTAATTTACATTTTATACAGAGTATTATATCATATAAAACAGGATTTGTCAACAATTATTTAATTATCTAAACAAAATGCTTGACATTTTGCATAATTTGTGTTATTTTAAATTATATAATTATAAATAATATATAATAATAATAAATAATATAATTATATAATAATATATATAAATAATAATATAATAATTATAATATAATAATATCTCTGGTATTACTAATCCGTATATCCCCCTGTTAGGAATTATATTCCCCTATCCCCCATTTTGTCCTTCAGCCCCCCTTTCCCCATGATGCGAAATGTCGCTATGCTGTTTTAAGCGACGTTGAGCACTTTGTCAATAGGTAGGCATCAAAATAATAAAAAAGGGGCAATTAAGCCCCTTAAAATTGATTACAGCAATATATTTCTTATTTGTTCATAACGTACATTATGCCATTCACTCTATCGGTTCATGACATAGAGTGTAACTTCAAAGCCAAAACGCATTTCTTGTGCAGTTGGTTTTGTCCACATGATATTTCTCCACTAATAGTTTATAAATATACACTAAAATAAACCAGTGTATGTGTATATTATATCATTTGTAGACAATAATGTCTATACGTAAAATCATTATTTCTTCTTTTTTAATTTTAGAATGAAGAATATAATACATATATCCCCAATACCCTCTCGTAAATTTATTGTGATACATCAATATTTACAAATAATCCCAATCATACCCCCCCCCCTTAATG